TAACTGTAAATGTTTTAGATGGTGTACCACCAGTGATATTATTGGTTTGTGTTAAGAATCCAAGGCCACTTGCTGCCAATGCTGATGAAATAGTATTGGTAATTTGACCAACAAGACCTGAAGCACCTAAAAATTGAAATTGTACCTTGAATACTTGTGGTGGTGTTAAGAATTGTCCTGATGTACCAGTCATAGCACCAGCAATACCAGGTAAAGAGAAGTAAGCAAAAGAATCGCAGATGTTTTGAATTGTTTGTGCCTCGGCTGCTGATTTTGGAGTTAATACGAATTCTAATTGAAACTCTCTTAAATCAACACCTTTGTATAATAATTGCATTTGTGGGTTTGTAACTACACCTAATGCTTGTGCCGCTAAACCACCTAATGCATCACCATTAACTCCTGGAATTAAATTGGCGGCTTTGCCAAAAATATTAGCGCCAATTGCTGTTGCATATGGAACAGAAGCTTCTTGTAATCCTTTAGATTTGATATCTGAGTAGGCATTAGCAACCATGCCAGGTAATCCTAATGCTTCAGTTAAACTTACTTCACCATAATTTGAAGTATAATTAATTGCCATAGTCTCTGGCATAAACAATGAAATTGTTGCCAATGGAGATTGTTGTGTTAATGGGGTATATGAAGCTGCAGTGATTGTTTGTACTGCAACCGAAGCGGCCGTAGTTGCTACACCACCTAAAGCAGTTATTGCTTCACCTGTATTTCCATTAACAGCACCTTTAACTGCATTAATTGTTTGATTGCCTAAAGAAGCTAAATTATTACCTAAACCAGTTTTATAATCGTATGCTTGAAAGATTACTGCGTGACCCATTGTTGGGTTTGAACCTAAATCTGCTGGAAACACCATGTTTTGTGCTGAAGATGTTCCACCTAAAAGACTTGCTAATGGACTGGCGATTGAATTTAAACTTACACCACCAATATTTGTTGGTATGACTGTTAGGGCCATGGTACTCTCTGGTTAATTGAATATATAGTATTTATATGGCTTATTCAGGACGATTTGTACCCCGTAACCCAGCAAAATATGTTGGTGACCACAAAAATATCATTTACCGCTCGAGCTGGGAATGTCGAGTGATGGATTGGCTTGACCGAAACGATGATATTATATCATGGGCTTCAGAAGAACTTATCATTCCTTATATTTCTCCAGTTGATAATCGATATCACCGATACTTTCCAGATTTTATTGTTAAAGTAAGAACTAAAGATGGTGCATTTAAAACCATGATGCTTGAAGTTAAACCTAAAAAACAAACAAAACAACCAGAACCTCGTAAACGAGTTACCAAACAATATATTAATGAAGTTACTACCTATGTAGTTAATGAAGCTAAATGGAAAGCAGCCAATGAATATTGTTTGGATCGTGGTTGGGAGTTTAAAATACTAACAGAGGATCATTTGGGGCTCACCTAAATACTTAAATGGCATCTAAATTTACTACACTCGCAGAAGAACATTCACAAGCCGACTTTGACCGCTTGTCGAAAGATTCTTTATCTTGGATGAAAAAGAAAGTCCAAGAGATTCGTTCACCAGCATCCATGGCATTAGGCATGGCTCGTGAGAAATCTAGGCAAACAAATACTTTTAAATTGGGTCAGTTATATTGTTTTTATTATGATCCAAAAGGTAAAGATGATTTACCATATTACGATATATTCCCAATGGTATTGGTACTGGATCGTTATGAAGATGGATTTTTAGGTTTGAACCTACATTATTTACCATACCGATACCGAGTGGCATTCCTGAAGAAACTCATGGATTACGCAGTCCTAAACAAAGATGATGAAATTAAAAGGTTGAGAGTCACTTACGACATTTTAACGACCTCCAGGCGTCTCCGTGAGTTTCAACCTTGTCTCAAACGTTATCTTTTTGGTCATATTAAGTCAAGATTACTTACCATTCAGCCAAATGAGTGGGAAGTTGCTACATTATTGCCACTACAACAGTTTAGAAAAGCCAAACCAAATAAAGTCTGGCAAGATTCGATAGAAGAAATAAGGAAAAACTAAATGGCCGGTACCATTAATGATTTTTTAGCCAGTTTTACCACAGATATTGCCAGACCGAATAGGTTTGATGTGACCATTCCTGTACCACTTTCTTTGGCAAACTATATTACTAGTGCCAGAAATTTAACTTTCCGTTGTGATACAGCGGTATTACCCGGTCGTTCATTTGAGACGGCAGATAAAAAAATGGGTTCTGCACCAATCGAAAAGTTTCCATATCACACCAACTACCAAGAAGCAACACTTACATTCATTCTGTCTGATGATATGAATGAAAAGATTTTCTTTGATGCTTGGATGGAACTAATGAATCCATCAACAACATATAATTTTCAGTATAAATCAAATTATGCTGTTGATATTAGTATTAATCAGTATGATGTAAAGAACAATTTAACTTATGCTGGTTTGTTACAAGAAGCATTTCCAATTGATGTGAACCAATTGGACTTAGATTGGGCGGCCGATGGTCACCATAAACTGGCGGTAGTATTTGCTTATCGTCAATGGAGTAATAATTCTGTTAGTTCACTCATTAATAATCTTGAAAGTGGTATTATTTCTGGTTTGATTAGTTCGATTTAATTATAATATTTGAGGAGTTTTAAAATGGCATTACCAAAGATTGATGCACCAGTATATGAATTAGATTTACCTTTATCGAAGAAACATATTCGTTTTCGTCCTTTTTTAGTAAAAGAACAGAAAAATTTGATGATGGCATTAGAATCTGATGATAGAGAAACAATCGAAAGAAACATCCGTCAAGTTCTAACTAACTGTACCTTGACCGACAATATTGATGTTGATAGATTACCAGTCATTGATGTTGAGTTTTACTTTATTAACTTACGAGCAAGGTCAGTAGGTGAAGTGGTTGAAAACGAATACATCTGTACCAATGAAATTGATGGTAAATCCTGTAATAATAAAATGAAAGGCACATTAAACTTATTGGACATTAAAGTTGATGTTGATCCTGATAGAAAAGATACCATTAAAGTAACCGATAAGATTTCTATTAAGATGAAATATCCAGAGTTCTCTTTGGTCGATAAGTTAAGTAAAAAAGAATCAGCTGTTGATATTGCTTTTGAAGTAATGGCAGAAAGTATTGAGTGGATTTTTGATGGTGAACAATACTATCATGCACACGAAACACCAAAAGAAGAATTGATGCAGTTTATCGAATCTTTAAATCAAGAACAATTTGGCAAGTTGGAAGAATTTTTTAATAATCTACCAACAATGCATCGAAAAATGGAAATGAAATGTTCCAAATGTGGTTTTGAACATACGATTAGTATGGAAGGTCTCGAAAGTTTTTTCGAGTAATATTTTGTTATGATAATTTGAGAAATTACTATAAAACTAATTTCTCGTTGATGCAACACCATAAGTATTCTCTCACGGAACTTGAAAATATGCTACCGTGGGAGAGAGACATTTACGTTACTATGTTGATTCAGTATATTGAAGAAGAAAACGAAAAAATAAAACAACAACAGGCTGCAGCAAGACGATAGATGGATGATAAAACATTTAACGAGTTAATCAAAAAAGGTGAACTCAGTTTAATACTTATGGATGGTGGTGCTGACTTAACGCCTCAACAAATGGCAAAAGTCAAAAAAACTGCTGCGGATTTAAGTGATGCTCGTTTAGAAGAAATGGCAGTAGAACTTGCTGGAACTCCAGGTTATATGGAGTTTATGATGTTACCTTTGATGTCCAAAATTGTAGGTAATACATTCAAAAAAACATCTAAAGAAAAACCTAATCAAACTAAAGAACAATCTTCTAATACTTCTGTAAAAGAAGAATCAAAAGAAAAACCTGTTGGTAAAAAAGACCCACAACTTAATACTATTGCACCTACTGCCGAAACTCCATTAAAACCCGGTGATTCAGAAGGTGATATTCTAGGTAAAATCTTCAACCTCATGGTAAAATCATATCATGAAAGAGATGCTGAGTTCAAAGAAGAAACCGAATATAAACAAAAATTAGCCGAGAAAAAAGAAGAACGGTCTAAAGAACTCATTGGTTTGTTTACCGCAAAACAAAAGAAAAAACCTAAAAAAGAACCAGAAAAGAAAAAAGAAAAACCTAAGAAAAAAGAAGAAGAAAAAAAGAAAGCAGGCAAAACAGCAGAACCTGCACCTAAAGAAACACCAAATGCAACACCAAAAGTAGAAAAAGTAACTAAACCACCTACTGGATCCGTAAGTACGGGTATTGCTGCAATTGCTGGTGGTGCAGGTTTGGCTGCCGTTGCTTCTACTGTTATAGCCAAAGAAGAAGGTGTAGCCACAAAAGCTTATTGGGATCCACCGGGCCAAAATACATTAGTGTCTGTTGGTTATGGACATCAAATACAACCAGAAGAATACAATCAAGGATTTATTCAAGCTGGCGATGAGAGAATACCTATCAAAGGTAATCGTGGTATTGATACTACTATAACAAAGGATCAAGCACAAAAATTATTAAAAGTAGATACGCCAAAATATGAAAAGAGAGCTTCTGATCCTTTGGGAAGTTCTTGGAACAAATTAAACGAACAACAAAAATCAGCATTAATTTCTTATGCTTATAATACAGGAAGTACCGCAAGTTTAGTTAAACAAGGACTAAAAGATGCTATTGATAACGGTGATATGAAATTAGCCGCTTCCATCATTCGTGATAAAGGTATAAAAACAGCCAAAGGTAAATATTTAAAACAACTTGATGAAAGACGACATAGAGAGGCCGACTTATTTTTATCCGGTCCAATCAAATCTAATCAAGAATCTTCCAGTTTACAGGTTGTGCCATCTACTGATGTACAACAAATACCTGAAAAAATGAAATCCGACAATCAATCCGCAACACCATCCGTGTCGGTGTTAAATAATAATACCAATATAATTAAAGGTGGTACTACATATAGTATAATAGAAGAAATTGTATCAGATTATCCAGCATTTTTACAGAAACAATTTAATTTAGCATAAAATGGACTATCAAAAAGCACGAAGCATTAGAAAAAAGAGTCTTTTATCTCTCATCAATCAACAAAAGTTTGGTGAAGGTAAAAGTATTACTGCTTCTATCGGTGGTGCAGTTTCTCAAAAATTTCAAGCCAAAGCCAAAGGTATTAAAGAGAGTTTGGATCCTTTAAATTGGGTCAGAAAAGCCACAGGCAAAGGTGCTTTTGGTGATTTTGCTGTTACTGGTTTGGGTAGATTGTTTGGTCGTAGTGATAAAGATATCAAAGCATTTGGTGGTATTGGCCGCAAGAAAATCAAAGGTAAGAAAGATCCTCAATTTACTACTATTGCTGCAGGTCCAATTAAACCATTGAAACGTGGTGATGGTGTGGCTGATGTACTGGCCAAAATGTATAACTTTATGATGCAAAATGAAGAATTACATAAACTCAACCATGAAATTGAGAAAGCATTCAAACAAGAAGAAATGGATGAAGATGACCGCAGACACAATGAGTTGGTCAGAACTATCAAAAAATATTTAAAAGTACCAAAAACTCCTGCAGAAGAAAAGAAAGATGGCGGATTGTTTAGTGGTATAATGGATTTCATTAATGATTTAAAAGAAAAGTTTGAGAATTTATCTAAACTTTTGACGCCAATGATAGAAGCACTAAAAAAAGATTGGCTAATGAAATTTATTACAGGTGAATTTGGTGCTCTTTTTGCTTTGCCAGCTTTAGGCATAGCTCTAAGTGCATGGATGCTTGATTGGTCAAAAGATAAAGAAAAACAATTAGCAGACAAAGGTGATGTTAGAGGATTAGAAAAACAGGTCCGAGCAACCAATGCTGTTGGTGGTAGTGAAGTTATGTCGGTAGAGAATGAAAAACTTATGGACGATTTGGTTGGAGAAAGATTAAAAGAATCTAAAACACCAGAAGGTCAAGCGGCATATCAAGTTTGGTTGAAAGAACATCCAGAAAAAACTTCAGCAAAAACTTATAATAAAGATACTGGTGTAGATGAACTTGCTGCTGATTATTTAAAAGCAAAAGGTTATAAAGCAACAATAGAAGCACCAAAGAAAGAACAAGAAGAAGCTTACGCTTGGGCTAAGGCATCTAGAGCAGAAATTAAAAAAGGAAATACTGTAAGTGTTCCTCAACAACAAGCTCCTGCAACTCCTGCGCCACCACCTAGTGTGCCAGCACCAGCAACACCTTCAACACCAACTGCACAACCAGTACAAAAATCTGCCAATCCACCGGTACCTGAAACGGCACCAACACAAGCATCAACAGGTGGTGATACTCAACCAATCGTTTCTGTAAACAGTAGTACTAATACTATTGGTGATAAATCTCCACCTAAGATTGTACAAACAAATACGGCAAGAGCAAGAAATGCTGACCTTGACCGTTATTTGATGAGTATTTCAGTTGTGGTTTAACCAATAAAAAACCCACCTTTCGGTGGGTTCTAAACCAAGGGGTGGGAGGTTTATTCTTCTTCTGCTAGTTTAGCAAAATAACTCAGGTCATCATCTTCTGTTAAATCTGGTTCAACAAAGGGTGAATCTTCTGCTGCTGGTTTAGGTGCTGAACGAGTCTGTTCTTTGATTGTCTCAACAGTAGTCTTAGGTGTTGGTGTTTCACCATTCAAACCTAGAACTTTATCAAGACGTTTCTTCAACTCATCATAAGACTTGAACTCTTTATCAGCAATCAAATCACTCAGAGCGAATTCACGCTTATAAACATCTTCCATCTGACCATCATCTTCAAATAATGCTGATGGTGATTCAAATTCAGACTTATCATAATTCTGATAACCTTCTACCTTACGAATCTTCAACTTGAAATTAGCACCTTTCCATAAATCAAATGGATTGATTGCTTGTTCATCTTCAAACTGTGGGTTCATTGCTTCGGAGATTTTATCAAAAATCTTTTTACCAAAACGGAACAACTTCACTTTACCTTCATTTTCAGGATGTTTTGGATCAGAAACAATGTATACGTTGGCAATATAATCCAACTTACGTTTCTGTTTACGAACTACATCTTTATTAGCTTCAATACCTGACTGCCATAATGTAGAATTGTGTTCACAAACAGGACATTGCTTGTTAAGTGTGGTTAAACAATTATCAATTAACCAACCACCAGGTCCTTGAAAACCATGTTTATGAATCTTGACCCATGGCAGAGCATCATCACCATCTTTTTCAGATGCAGGTAGAAAACGAATAACGGCCATGCCATTACCTGCTTTATCTACTTCTGGCTTCCAAAAGTTTTCTGATTTATCTGAACCTGCTTCGGGGTTTTGATTGAGTGCCTCAACTGCTTGTTGTAATTTGCTGAGGTTGCCTGATTGGCGTTTGAGATTAGCGAAACTCATTGTACTTCTCCTTATTAACGGTGTATAAACGGAATATAAACGACTTATTCAAATTACTTCTCATAATCAACTACTATATCATAATATTTAGTAAAAATCAAGCTTCTCGAGCAAATTCTTTGTGGTGTTTTTCTCTAAAAATTTTAACAGTATCAATGGCATCTTTTTTTAAAATAAAACTACCAAGATGATACATTTTGTTTTTATAACCAACTTGAGCTATCCACCTTTTTTGATTTTCACGCCAGACAACACCTTTATATCCACTTTTATTATTTTTTGGAATTTTTTGATTATAACCATTTTGATTATAATCTGCTGGTCTTAAATTTTCAATTCTGTTATTATCTTTATCACCATTTATATGGTCGATATATTCTGGTAAATATCCGTGATGATATAAAAATATCAATCGGTGTTTTAAATAAATCTGTTGTTTGATACAAATGTGGTAATATCCAGTTTTCATTTTTGTTCCGGCTTTTTTACCTACATTATTTTTAAACCAATGGTGATTTTTCCAATATAATTCACCATCTTCATAATTAAAAAGGTGTTGTAATATTTCTTTAGATAATGAATTATACTTTAAACTAGGTTTCATGATTAAACATACATTTTAAGTATTGCCAGAGTGGTTGGCCAATCTTTGTGAAGAATGCCAATACCACCTTTTGCTTTCCATTGTTCGATAACGGATTCAGTATCATCAATGATAATCTTATCAGGTGCTGCATACTCTTGTTTCAGTCTTTTACCTGGAACAAAGTTTGGAGTGAATGTAATACCATGTGTCTGTAACCATATCAATTTCTGTTTAGAAATCGCATCATATCTTTCCTGACTTGCTGTTGAGGATAGAATTTGAGTAGGTACAGAAGCCTTACGGAGAAATTCAATTCCTTCCATAGTTCCTGGCATCAATTCTAATGTTGCAAATTGACCTGTAGCAATAAACTCATCAAAGAATTTATTGAACTGTTTATTCTTTTCTGCCTCTCTTGGCATCATCTTGTATAACTCTTGATATCTCTTGGTGAAATCAGCAATAACTCCATCCATATCAAGATATATACAACTAATTTGTGGCTTACGCATATTCTTTAATTTTTTCTTTCAAATTCTTTAAAAACTTTTCTTTATCATACTGTATAAATGGTGTATACTTTTTAATCAATCGGTGCCAGAATGGCCAAATAATATCTTCAGTAACTTCCTTTTCCCATCGAGGCATACAACCTACCAAATCAACCAAAATACAAACCGATTCTAATGTTACTTCATTCTTCATCAACTTAGTGATAATCATTGGCCAACCGCCACCGTGGCATCTCAATATATCATCTCTTGTCCAAGACTCGGCACCATCTACCAAATCAAACAAGTATATTATATCATTATTAAAAGTATAAGTCAAGGCCTGTTGAGTTTTTTGCCATTTTAGGTAATTTTCCTCACCTTCAGTACCAGTCATATCACCTACCCACTTATCACCTTGTAGAAAGTTTGCCACATAAAAATCTCTAAGTTCTTCTAAAGAATATTTACGGGACAATTTATAGAATTGGTACTTATCTTTTCGTACCATAAAGGACTGCTTTGATACATTCGTCTTGCCATTATATTTAAAGTAATCGTAAGAATCGGATGTAAAATGTAATTTTATAGCATTATATAAAGCAAAGGCCGCAAAGCCTGTGTTTTCACTCATATTGGTAGTTTACTAGATTTCTTAATTAAATTTAAACTTTGTGCTTCTTCTTTAATCTTGGCTTTGAGTGCTGAACTAATTAAACTGGCAGCAACTTCTATTTCTAATTCTGTTTCTTTACAATGATGGCAGATGGCATCCATTAAACCTAAATGTTCATCTGCCGCCAATTGTTCAATCATCATACTAAATTGTTTAATCTCATCTCTTGTAGGCATCTCAAATATTCTTTGCTTTATAAAATATGTGGTGACCAATTTGTGTAACTCGTTGTAAGTTCCAACCTGGATTCACCTGTGTGTTATGATAGTATAACGCATTTGTTCTCGCTATTGTATCATGAACATCTGGTTCCGTCAAGGCCTTTCTTGCAACCATTTCAGATTCATCGTAGGCATACTTGTCTCTTACCAACATATTTTTCATACAAGTCCATGAAAACTGGCATACCACCAACTTATTAACATAACTACGTTGGTATACCACTTCACATACTGTACCACCAAACTTTGGATCGTTTGCACGATTGATTGTTACCTGTGCTACTGCCAATTTACCTTCATAGGACTCTGTTGCGGATTCAAAATAAACATTATCTGCAAGGCACTTTAATTGTTTATTGAAATCTTCACTCACTTGTTGTTCTACTACCATTTGAGTAACCTCTTGTGAAATAGATGGGAATGAATATGCCAATAAAGCACAACTTAACAACAATAATATAGCTTTTGATTTTGATGCGAACATCATATCTCCTTTTGTTTACGGTCGTTACTCTGACCTTGGACCCAAGTACTTCTGACTTTGTGATAGGGTTTGTGGAACGATTGTTTCTGTTGCCAAGTACAATCGCTGGAAAACTCCGACAGGTGTTTAGGCTGCCAGTGCGTAACTTTCATCGTTAGCGTTTAATTTAATTTGCTTCTTCGACCGAGTGTCCTCAATCCTAACGGCTTTCGCTTTGCCGATTCTCCATTGTTCTAATTATTGCCATGTCGAATCTATTTCCGGCCCATCATAATCGTACATTAGGATTGGTTTTCATATACGATTATGGTGGACCGGGCTGGTACTGCCCCAGCGTCCACAACAACTTTCAAACAACTTCTACGAATTACTTAACTGCTTCAGTATGCTTGCCTTTAAGGCTTTTCTTCAACAGTTTAAACCAAAGTTTTTTCACTTTACTCATATTGTGATTAACTTCAGCTTTATATAATTTTTTAACTAGTTCTTTTACTTTCATTTTCGCCTCTTAGTCCGACCCACCACCTATTTTATTCGAAATAGGAAACCATTATATCATTATATTTAGGCTTTGGCAACATTTTTGTGGTAATAATCAATCGCTTTTACCAATCCAGGTATGTGGTCAGCGGTTTTCTGCTGAAATACCAAAGGTTTTTCGTTCTCAACTGCCATAATAATTACCAGATTATCAATTGGTGTACCAATCATTTCTTCATACATCAAAGCATATGCTGATGTTTGCCAAAAGTAATCTTCAATGTGTGCCATTTCTTTAATTTTCTTTGATGTTTTAAAGTCAATAACAGATAATACACCATCAAATTCACCAATACAATCCACACGACCTGCCATGCCTAATTGTTTAGACCACAATACACATTCTTGATAATGAATATTGTCGATACGATTCAATTGTGGCTTAATTGATTGGAACATCTCCAACGCATCAGGCATGATTGTGCCTAACTTCTCATTGTTTAGATATCTCTCGCATAAGGTGTGTACATTGGTGCCTCGACCTGTTGCTTGTTTGGAGATTCTATTAGCTTCTGCTTCACCAACTCTTTTACGCCATTTCATGATACCCTCTTTCTTTTGGGCGCCAATCACAGTAGTAACAGAAGGCAATTTAGTACCATCAGGTAGAGTATAATACCTCATGCCATCAGGAAAGGTTTCAGATTTTAAGTCATCGAGGACTTTTGGTGGACAAAAGGTAAATGGCATATTATTCTACTATTATATTAATTGCAATACTTACTCGTACATCATTACTTAGATTAGTAGTAACCGAGTGTATTAAATATCCTGGGAATATTACCAATGTTCCTTCTATTGGTGATACTTTATAAAATGTTCTACCTAATTTGATATTATCTGAGATTATTTGGTTGTCGTTCCAATTTACCGAACCCCTAGGATCATGTAGTAATAAATCTCCTGATGATTCAGGCACACGAACATAATATACTGCCACCAAAAAACGTTCAGGATGAAAATGTGGACTATCATCTTGTAATGGTTCAATTGGATTTTGTCTTGCTTCAAATTTAATTGAATTATAAGAGGGTTTATGAATCTTAATAATTTCAGTTATCTCTTTGCTAACTTCATCTTTTAACTTTGCAATTGATTCACCAGGCAAATCAAAATAATTACCACCTTGATAGTTTAATCCTTCTTTTAATAAAGATAGATTAAATTCATTATCATCAGTAAGTTTTTTAGACCAAAAAGGTGTTCCAAAAAGTATTTGTGTATTCATATTACTTGGTTCTATACTTACTCAGTTCATTCTCAAAGAGTTCAATCTTCTCAGGAGTGATTACTGTCTCATCAATTCTCTTTTGTAATGCCTCAGCATAATCTTCAAGTTGTTTGATTTCACCATCATAATGAAAAGTTTGTGTAATCTTTTTGGTATCGTAGGCATCCATGATGATATGATATCTATCTTCGTCACCATCATTTCTAATTTGGTGCCAATCATTGACCCAAACAATATAAGCAGAACCTGCTTCCATATGTAAGTTAATACCGTCACAAATGAAAACACTTTTTTTATTTGTCCATAATGGAATGTGAATTCTAGCTATATACTCTTGTTTAGGTCCATCACTATGAACTAATGATTTGGAACCTGCTTTCAAACAAGTAATTCTTGCTCGCCTAGGATAAAAACCTAACGATTCAATTTCATCTAACAATTTTTTAATCTCACCTACACATGCCTGTGTTGGAATCTTGTACAACATTGAATGTGTAATTCCAAGATATTTTAAAGTCTCATAGTTGTTTGAATTTTTTGGAAAGAATACTTCTTCTAAAGAAGTACCTTGTTCGTTTTGAAAGAATTCAAAACCATCTCGCCAGTCACCAGATTGACTTAGTAAACTCCAACCACCAAAACCATTATATTGTGGCGTTTCATATTCTTCACCTTGAATAACTTGGTCACCCAAAGTAAATACAGATTTCTTTACTTCTTCTCTTAATTTTTCAAGGTCAAATTTAATATCTAGTTTTTCGTAAAACATTATACACCTTTCAACATATTACATACTTCATTATAACTATACTTATTAGTTGCTAATTGTAACACTTCTCTAACCTCTTTGGCAAGAGTATTTGATACCACACCATGAATCACCTTATTATTAATCAGTACTATATCAAATTGTTTCGCCTGAAACCCACCCATGAATACCAAATCTTCTGGTTGGTAAATATGACCTTCGCCATGGTCAGCATATTCACTTAATGTTGGGTTTGGTTTACTTGTATAGAAACTGGTGTAATAGTTACCAGGTTTAATATAACAATTGAATGCTGCCGTTTCTACAATGTCTGTGTGTGCGGGTAGATTATCATTTATCATTAATAGTGATGAGTAAAAATCTTTGTGTACTTCTGAAGGTAAAAGAGAGTAAATATATGATAAGATTGGAGATTCAACATCATAGTATCTTATACCATAGAACTCTTTATCATCTGGTCTTGTGGAAAACTCAATTTGTTTTTTTAATATATTGACGCCACCAATATGAACATTACCAATTATTTTAAACATCAATTAATCCATGGTCTTTTAATATGTTATAAACAGATTCATAACTCATACCTGTGGTCATCGTGAGTGCCAACCTAACATTATCAGAAGTAATTTCTTCTACACTATGCATCTGTGTTGTATTTAATAGATATACATCATATGGTTTTGCCTCATACTGGTCAACTAATGTAAGATTATACGGTTTAATACTACAAGCACATTCACCACTTATAAACTTATCATAGTTACAACCAACACAATCTTTAGCAATCTCTTTGTAATCTGATTGGTTTGTGGATGAATAGAATCTTGTGATGGCATGATTATCTGAGAGGTAGATATTAATCTTACATTGAATGCCTTGGTCACGGTGAGGTACAACTTTACCACTAATTGCTAAATGTGTTGTGAAGAATTTATCTTGATATGGCTCTGGTACAATAATGGAACTATCAACATCAACATATGAATATTCAGCCAATGAAC